TAGGAAAAACAGATTTCCAGAACTCTTCTACTAAGTGAGGTTCAATGAAAGCCATTTCATCAATCACAAGACAGTTTACAGACTGACCACGAGCAGCAGTACCAGTTGTAGTTGTAATACCTATCCTACTACCATTATCTAATGTCATTGAGGTTTTACCGTATTCTTTAACACCTGGCTTTAGCCATACTGGAAGTTCTTCGAACGCTAGACGTACTCGTTGAAAGATTTCAATAGCAGTAGCTTCTTTGTTTGCTACTAGAAGAATTCTCTGATCATCCATAAAGCAAGCCTGCCATAAAATATAGATGGTCATCATTGTTGATTTACCAATCTGTCTAGATGCTAGGAGAATAAAGAATCTATTATCTCTCATCTTACGAATAGCTCGCTTTTGACAAGAGTGCATTTTTATTTTTTCTCTACCTCTATCTAGGTTGATAATATAGAAGAAATTTTCTGCAAAATATAATATATTATCTTTTGCTTTTTTAAGCTCCTTTACCATCCACGGCTCATAGGCTATTACTGCTCCAGCTGCTGGGAGATTGGGATTTCCTAAATAAAACTCAGTTTTGTCGGACTTTTTGGGCATATTCTATAAATATATATATGTCAAAACAAAACGACTTCGCAAGTATTGGGCAAGTTTATGGAGGAATGTTGAACAACATGAAGCATAAGCTAGTATCGGAAGGTAAAACTGGACCTATGGTCAAGCCAGGTGAAATTGGTGAAGCTCCTTTAATTAAGGGTGGTCCTCTTGAAACAGCAGGTTATATGCCTTCAAAGATCGATAGAAAGAAGATGTCTGAAAAAGAGTTAAAAGATAATCTCTATAACATTAAAAATCTATCACAGCCAGATAACTTAGAGGAAGACGAAGAAGGTGAAGAGTCAAGCAAGCCTAAAAAAGGAATGTTTACTAAGGGTAAGAAACCAGTTAAAAAGGATAAAGATAAAGAAAGTGAAGAAACTATTAAAGAAAGTAGAAAAATTGCCAAGGCTAGCATAAATAATTTTATGAGAAAGAAATCAATCTTTGATAAACTATACGAAAACGTCATGGGTCAGCCAGGTACTGGCAATCCTATGGGTTCAGAAATGGAAGAAGTAGGTGAACTTGACGCTCTCGGCATTGAGGGTGAAGGTGAAGGAATGGAAGAGACTGGTGAAGAAGTTACTTTCACACTTGACCGTGACACTGCACAAAAACTTATCGATGTTCTTCAAGCTGCTATTGGTGGTGAAGAAGAAGGCGGTTTCGGTGATGAAGAAGGTGACACTGAGTTAGAAGACGACATGGAAGAAGGCGAGCCAGAAGAAGCTGAAGAAGGCTTCTGGGACGAGGACGAAGAAGACCTCGGTGCGGACAATCTTTCCAAAGAAATTAACTACGGTAAGAATAACAAAGTTGGTAATCTCAAAACACAATCAGGCAGCGCTACTTCAGCTTATACAGATAAAGTAGGTTCAGATGGCGATCACGGCCACGCTCTTGTAAATGCTAAGCAACCTAACATGGGTAAGAGCAACAAGGTTGGTTCGCTTAAGACAGGCAAATCAATGTTTGAGCAATAATTAAAACTTAACTATAATAAGCCCGGTAGTTTAATGACTACCGGGCTTTTTTGTATAAATAATAGTATGATTACTTTTAAAGAGTATTTGGTTGAGTATGCTACAAAGCAAAATAGCCAACTATTCGGCATAGCTAAGCTAAGATCAGGTACTAACGGTAAGTTGCTGGATGATCCACACAACAGAAAGCATAAAAATGCCTTTAAGAAAGAATATTCTCACAAACATCCGGTTATTGATAGTATATGTAATGGAAAGTCTAACAATGTTCAGATAGCAGGTCAGCCATTACTATCTATTCTATCTCTCTACGGTACTCAGTTCGAACCCGGTATCAAAACACTAGGAAATTCTGATGTAGAAGTAGAAATGTACGAAGATGAAGAAGGTTTACAGAGAGGAATTTTAAGAAATAGAAAGAAAAACAATGGCTTGTAGTTCTAGTAGATCGCAATGTACAGCAGAAAATGTATTTGCTGCTGTAGCAAGTCCAGGATGCGGGCAGTTTCTTAACCCTGGCAATTTCCAGGCTGAACAAATTATATACGATACTTCATATAGCGATCTAATTAATAGTTATGGTGTACCTATCTACTATTACGTAAATACTTTTAATCTCTCTACTGCAGATTTATTATATGGTGAGGATCCAACTAGAAGATTTTTAGGTCCTTATGAACTACAAATGTATATAGAACTATCTGAGAATGCAATAAATTTATCTAAATTCGGTTTCGCATCTGACGATGAATTAACTGGATATCTTCATATTAATACATTTACCATTACAATGAGTGGTCTTATAAACTATTCGCAATTTGGTCAAGTTGTAGAACCTAAGTCAGGTGATATTATCGAGCTAACAGCTTTAGGCTGTGATAGACCTAACGGCAGGGGTTCTAAGTGGTTCGAGATTACAGAGCGCGTTGATCAAGATGTAGCTCAATTAAATCCATTGCTAGGTCATTATGTATATCGTGTAAAGGCTAAGAGATATGAACACTCTTTCGAGCCTGGACTATCAGGTGAGCGTCAAAATCAACAAGTCTTTGAAAATTCATTCTCTGGTGTTGTTTCGGCAAATATACCCGGAGTTAGTGCTTCAGAGGGTAAATCATACAACTTTGATGTTGATAATTTATCTAAAACCCAAGTTCTTGATATGTCAGTAAATAACACTGATATATATGGTTCGTATTACTAAAAATAAAAAAACCGCATATAATATTATATACGGTTTAATTAAAATTATTTTTTATTAAATTATGCGAGTCCGTAATATGCTTTAACAGCTTCAACTACTGCTTCATTGGTCCACTCATTAGGAGTATCGTAATTGTCACCGGAGAGTTGATCCAACTCAATTCTCTCACCCTTAATAAAGACGAAAACTTTCTTCTCGACAGGGATATCAACGATTCTATCAATTGTTATCTCTGAGATAGTTTCTGTAATCTCAGGTTGTTTGATAATTATTTTTGGAGTATCTAATGTGATTTGTAAGCTCATAAGTATATTTAGTCTATTTTTTAATATTTAAATAGATCTTTATACCACTTATATGTATTATCTAACCAGTTACATACATCTGCTCCTAAAATCTTTTCAGGAGCATTGTCTGCTTTCTCTAACTTAGTCCGAATTTTATGATCTCCGAAAATACCATACAAAGAATCATCTTCTTCTGTTACCTGTGTAATGCTGTTAAAGTTATGATATTCGTAGTTTGGTAGCCTGAAGTAGTTATATATGCTTTTAAGCGTCTGTTCTGGTGATTTACATAGATCCTCATATCTAACAAACATTATTTTTTCATTTAGACCTTGTCTAAAGATCTCACTTAGTCTTTCTAATGCTAAGCCAAGCGGCTGAGTAGCTAGATAATGATCGACGCGTTTAGGAGTTGATGTATTTTTTAACTCAGCGTGATTAACTATACCGCTATCTGTTTCAGGAGCAGCTCTAAATTTCTTTTCCATAGAAGCAACTATTTGCTTTAGATCTCTAACCATACAGATAACTTTAGGTTGTTCACCCATTACAAATTGTAATAAATCGTAATGTATTCCCCAACCTCTTGATTTTTCTAATACTACAGGCTTATCTGTTACAGCATTATAAAATCCATTTAATCCACTATAACAAAAACCTTGAAATCCTTTTTTCATTAGCTCAGAGTCTTGAGCTTTAAATGTTGGATCTGAACTAAAGTTTGCTCTAGCTCCATAAATTAGTTCAAGAGTACCGGAAGTAGGAGTACAGTAGAAATCCGGATTCTGTGCAAAGATATTTTGTATTAGTGTAGAGCCTGATCTTGGTAGTGATGAATTAAATAATAATTTCTTCATAGTGTTTTAAGAATAGCTTCTGTATCAAAGATCTCTAAGGGATCCATATATGGGCATTCATGTATAGAGCCTGTAAAGTTATAGTCAAAGAGGTAAGAATCCACCGTACCCTCTAAAAACTCAGTCTTAGGTTTAATATTTTTATGCATTTTATAACCAAAAACTTCAGGCTGTGTAGCCACCCAAACAACTGTGGATTGTAAGCCTAATGCTGCAGCAGCATGCTGTAACGATGAGTCAACAAGAAGCCTAGCTTGTGAGTGTTCTAATAGACCAAATAGTACTTTTTTCTGTAATACCTTATCTATCCTCGTACAATTATTCAGAACTGGATGAAAGTCATAGCATATATGAACAACATGATATTTATCTTTAAGCTTATCTACCAGTTCTTGTGCTATTTCAGGATGAATATCACGAGTCCAGGAATATGGAAACTCTTGATGCTCTTTACCAGGTCCTCCAAACGGCTGAAAAATGAGTACAGGCTTATCGTCTTGAATCGGTATTGTTTTACTAGCTACTTCCCGCTCTCTGAAATTTAAAAACAATCTTGGTAGTTCGTTGTTATACTCAACTCCGATCATTTTACACCATGTTTCTAGTAAATGCAGCTTTTTGGTAATATGAGAAGTAGTCTTGTATGGCTCCTGCGCAAATACCTCTACATCTTTTTCGTATATATAATCAGCATAAAAGTGAGGTACACTACCGAGTTTATATACCTTTTTAATAAATTTATTATTTAAAAAGACTTCAGGCCAAGCGCCAACTACAATAATATCACGATCAGGATTATGCTTTTTATAGCACTCTATAACAGCTGTTGCTAGTATATGCTTACCTATACCTCCCTCAATATGAAAAACTGCTAACTTTGACACTACTATAATTTAGTAGCTTTTTAGTAGTTTTCAAGGTTAAGGTACTATATAAAGCTGATTGCTAGTAGTACATCTCCAAACCGAGCCTGTCCCTAATCCAGCAGAAGTAATAGGTACATTAGTAAGTACTATACATGGTGTATACGCTGTATTAGCTGATAGAGCTATTATACTTGCTCCTGCTATAATAGAAGCGTATATTGCTGTAGAACGTATATCATTACAAACACCTCCTAATATACTTGAACCGAGACCACTAACTCTACCACTAAAACCACCGCCTATTGTGGATCCACCACTACTAGCTGTATTACTAGCACCACCGGCTATCGTAGAGTAGTCGCCTCTAGCATTACTTCATCAAAAGTATATGGTGAAGAGGTCCAATTAGTAGTTTTACCAGGCTCAGTAATGTATGACTGTGTTACACTGTCAAGCCATGCCCGTGTTTCTTCTAGCTTAGGCGATTGTTTATTAGCTTGATTAACCTTACTTTCAATATCTATTAAGGCAATTAATTTTATTGCCGTAAATCCTTGATATGTAAGCCACTCATCTACTGTATACGAAGAGGTGTTAATATTTTCTATATTATCTGGTATGGGAAAAAACTCATTTATGTTAGTTAACTGCAGCCTTATTGCCTCATCACGACACTCATTCCAAGTACCGGTAAATATAGTATATATAGTGCCGGTAATGCCTGTATTCTCAATTAATGTTATAATTTTAGTTTCGGAATGTATAAGTTTGTATGTCATATTATTAATTTGTAGTTACTGTTGCGCCTCTAGCAGTAAGAGCGTCTCTAGCTGTAATACCAGCACCTGTAGGAGCTGCATTAGTACCCCCGTTAATAGTTAGCACCCTACCCGTTCCCCATGTTGTTGTATTATTAGTACCATCTAGTGTAGATAGAAGTAACATAAGGCTATTAACACTAGTTACATCTAATCTAAGATTCGTTAGTATAATGTTGCCATTAACCACCTTAAGAGTACCAGGAATGCCTAGTACTACAGATGATAAATTAGGAGCAGTAGAAGATAAGAATTGAATATTACTACCATAACTAGACATCGCAGGAAAACTAAGTGTTCTGAGAGCTGAGAGACCTATACCACTAACTGTAGTACCTATAGTATCTAGTGAAGGAAAACTCATTGCAGATAAGCTTGATAATCTTGTAGGAGTAAAACTAGTACCTATAGATCTCAATACAGGGAAGTTTATATCTGTTAAACTGCGTAAATCTGTAGGAGTATACGCACTTCCAACTCTTGTTAATGAAGAAAAACTCATACTGCTTAAAGCTGCCATAGTAGAAGGATTAAAGTCACTACCTACAGTTGATAAAGCAGGAAAGGTCATACTGTTTAAAGCGTTCATAATATTAGGACTAAAGGCAGTACCTACAGTTGCTAAAGCAGGAAAGCTCATACTGTTTAAAGCGTTAATAAGATTAGGACTAAAGCTAGCACCTACAGTTGCTAAAGCAGGAAAGGTCATACTGCTTAAAGAGTTCATAGTAGCAGGACTAAAGCTAGTACCTACAGTTGCTAAAGCAGGGAAGCTCATACTGCTTAAAGCGTTCAGAGTAGTAGGACTAAAGCTAGCACCTACAGTTGCTAAAGCAGGAAAGGTCATACTGCTTAAAGCGCTCATAAAACTAGGACTAAAGCTACCACCTACAGTTGCTAAAGCAGGGAAGCTCATGCTCCTTAAAACATTAAGACTATTAGGAAAACTACCAGGATTAAAGCTACCACCTACAGTTGCTAAAGCAGGAAAGGTCATACTGCTTAAAGCGCTCATAAAACTAGGACTAAAGCTACCACCTACAGTTGCTAATGCAGGAAAGGTCATACTGCTTAAAGAGTTCATAGTAGCAGGACTAAAGCTAGTACCTACAGTTGCTAGTGTAGGAGCTTCAAGATCTATAAGTCCAGCCATATTAATTGGACTAAAGCTACCTGCTACACCAAATAAGTCATTGAAGCGTATATAGGTAGTAAAATTACCAACAGTTGTATTAGAGCCTGTAAAGGTGAAAGAGTCTATCCACTTTCCTGTATTTGTAACTAAAGGTTGACCATATACATACACATACCTGTTAGGTATTATTGTAAATACAGGTGGAGCTGACCATGCGCCGCCTAGTGTAATATCTAGAGGTGTTTGCGATATAACTGCTTGATTACCTCCTATAGAGTTAATAGTACTATAAGAGGTTCCGTTATAAAATATTTTTTTTACCTCGTTAGGATATACATAGATTTGAAGTCCATTGTCATAATTACTTCCTGATAGTGTACCTGATCCAAAATTAGCAAACCAACGCGTCCATGATACACCGTCAGGACCAAATAGTGAGGTAAAGTCAGCATTTATATTACCATAATATACATATTTTTCTAATTGATCATCAACGTTTTCAAAATATGTTCTTGCCCAGTTAGCGCTATTAGCATTAGTTGTAGTATATGTATTCTGCCAGTTACCTGAAAGTGTACTTAGCTCTGAATCAGCAAGTAACGAACCTGATAGAAAAGTTAAAAGAGTGTCTAATGTTCCAACTCTCGTTTCGCCACTCTGTACTAGCGGTATTTGCTCTTGGCCGCTATATGGCTGCGTACTTACAGGAAGTTCGGAAATCTTTATACCCATGCCTTTATTTATTGCAATTCTTGTTTTTTACTATACTTTAATAGAATGATCGTCTTTAATGAAGAAAAGCACACATATACTAATTCTAAAACTGAAGAGCAGTATATCTCTGTAACTACACTACTTGGCAAGTACAAGACTCCCTTTGATAAAGATAAACATTCTCTAAGAGTAGCCGAGAGAGAAGGTGTATCGCAAGAAATGGTTTTAGAGATGTGGGATAAGGAAAATAAAAAAGCTACAGATAGAGGTACAAAAATTCACAAACTAATGGAAAACTATGTTAGTTTTGGCGAAAAAGCAGAAGACTATGACTGGCTTTATAAATCGTACGATAAGGTTATTTCTTACTCTATAGATAAGTATAAAAAGATATATAGTGAGAACTTGCTTCATAATGATGATTATGGCGTAGCTGGTACAGCTGACCTAATCTACGATCATGGAGATTATTTTACAATCGGAGATTTTAAAACTAACAAAAGGTTTAACTTTTCAAGTGACTTTAACGATCACTTCAAAGATCCTGTAAGTCATTTACCATATTGCGAGTTTAATAATTATGCACTTCAGATGTCTATGTACGCATATATGTATGAAAAGACCTCTGGTAAGAAGTGTAAAAAGATTGTAGTGTTTTACTTAAAGGAAGATAAATGGCAGCCAATTCACTGCAATTACTTGAAGAGCGATATACAGAATATACTAACTCACTATAAGCATAATAAAATGGAAGTTTTTAGCTAACAACCCCTAAATAAAAACAATGAAAAAAGAGACTCTTATTAAAAAGCTCGAAACCCATTTTGACAAGATACAAGAATCACTAGATGAAATATCTACATTATTAGAAATAGACATGGATGATGATGAGCTATCAGAGATGTCTGTATGTTTTAGAGAACAAATAGAAACGTGTATAGCAGAAAACGAGGAATGTACTTATAATGATATTATAGAGTATATTCGTGAAAATCTATAAATATATGAATGAAGGCGTTTAAGTCATTCTTCAAAGAGGTAAATCCTGAAATCGATTACGACCCAGAAGAGTTAAAAAAAGGAATAGAAGTCGAATTAGAGCATACAAATTATAGAGCTATTGCTACTATAATAGCTAAGCATCATCTAGCTGAAGATCCGCATTATTATACTAAACTTAAAAAGGTAGAATCTAAAGTTAAAGCAGAAGATGAAGAGCGTCGCTTAGATAAGAGCTGCTGGGAAGGATATCATAAGGTAGGTACTAAGATAAAGGGTGGTGTACGCGTTAATAATTGCGTTAAAAACTCAAGTGAGGATGCTGAGGATGTTCACAAGCCTGTTAGACCAGGAATTGTTAAAAGTAGATTAGGTAAACTTTCTTGTACTAAAGTAAAAAGTGCTAAATCTAAACTAAAAGATAAAGGTACGAATTATGCTAAGGGTCTTCAGCGCTACATAAATTATCACTGTTGATTTTAAATGAGCGCATTTTATACTAAAGATAGTATGAGTGGTGAATTCCTTTCAATAAATGAATTGCATCCTATGGATGTGTTTGCTATAGGTGATGAGAAATTTCTAGTAGTAAAAAACACTTGCAGCACTGCAGCGAGTTATAAAGGTGAGTTTTACGATATAACAGGGTCTGGTATTCTGTCTTACTACAATAAT